ATCCCTTATGGCAGTTTGGCTGCGGTATGGTTGTTTCCACTTCGCAAGCACTCGGGCTTGAGTGCCCGCCAGAGAAACAGTCGAACCCGTGCCCCGAAGGGTGCGAGTGCGTGGATGGGCAGTGCGTGGCGGAGTCGGGCGACTGCGCGACCAACGGTTGCCCTCCTCCGGAAATTAGCGGAGATGAGGCGACTGTATTCTGCTGTGGAAAGTTTTACTTCAACCCTGCCTGGCCTCCTGAGGAACAGTTTCAAAAAGGAGAGTGCTTCCCTGGTTACAACACAGCCTACTTTTGCTTGGCGAACGAATGCAGCCTAGAGGACTATCTTGCGTTCAACTGCCCCGACAGTGTGCGTTCAGACATTTGGATTGACACGCCGTGCGGCGACAATGGCGGCTGCCCAGATGGCTCGCGGTGCGTGTCCATCCGCGTCTGTCCTGGAGCGTGACCTATGAGTAGCAAACTTTTTTTTCCTGAGTCTCTCCTTAATGAGATTTCGCGGGCTTTCAGTGGCGGCCCGCCCGCCAGACCTTCGGCAGCTCGGTTGGCTTCATCGAATACGATCACGAAGTGCAGGGGGCGAGCGTGGTGAAGCCGCTACTCGGCCGAGGCGATGCTCGGGTTTCTCTGGGCCGGCATCGCGGCCAACTGGTTCGCGCCAGGATGCCCTCCCGGTTCACAGTGCGTGGCAATTGGGGGTGGACAATACAGAGATTGTATAAAATATTTGTCAGACATACCTCAAAGTTATAAAGATCTTGGTTCGAGTGGGGTTACAGTCGATACCTGGATGATGTACAATGTTCCAGGTGATCTTCCATGCGAAAGTGTGATTCCATCTGGGTGGGAAAAAACGGGGGAATTTGTGGCTGTTACCGAGGCGTTCTTCCCTATTGGTCCCATTGGGGATCTGCCAGTATTCGAACTTCCATATCAGCTAAAATGGATTGATATTCAAGGCAAAAAAACTGGGGACTGGGCGACTTGTTGCGATCCAAACCGCACAGATACCAGTTTGCCCGGGGATTGTGCTGCCTTAGAGGATCTTCAAGCTGAATACTCCTCCTCACCCTATTACGGGAGCCTCCGAGACTCTTATTACAACGCCATTTGCGAATCCACCCCGACGACTACAACAACACCTCACCCCGGTTAAGAATAATAAGTAAGAGTAAAAGCTCACTTATATATTATTTATTAGCTACCATTAACTATTCTCTTTGTATGGGTTGTCGCTAGTTAAGAACTTTATAGCAACTCCTCTAACAGTACAGTCTTCATCTGGTGTTGTAAGATTTAAGGTATTCTCTACAGTTATTGATGATCCTATATCAATGTTGTTCTCTGTGGTTATTCCAGATAAGCCCTCCACTTTAATAGTGGTTCCATCCCACTGACCGTATATTGTTGGAGTAGACACTTCTTCATACTTATCTAATACTATATATTCACTCTTATAAGTATCATAATAAGCATAAACCATATCTCCAGCAGCATGTGTTTTACCGATTCTATCTACGACCTTGATCATAGGGGTGCTGCCACTAAGGTCTGATGTTGATGACGGTGGAGCGGTTGGTGGGGCCGCTGTTGTTTGTGGTGGAGATGTTGGTACTGGAGGCTGTGTGGGTGGAGGAGCCTTAGTGGTTGTTGTTGGTCTTCTCGTGGTAGTAGTGGTCGTTGTTGTGGTCGTTGTTGTGGTCGTTGTTGTGGTTGGGTTGCCTGTGGTTGTGGTAGCATATAAGCAGTCATAGTTGCAACCAAATTCATTCTCATATGGTCCGCTCGGATCTACTACGCACTGATTAGTATTTTGATCACATCTCCATCGAATAGGAGCCTGTGTGGTACCCGGACCACTGGTTGTACCTTCGCCCGGACCACTGGTTGTACCTTCGCCCGGACCACTGGTTGTACCTTCGCCCGGACCACTGGTAGTGCCTTCGCCCGGACCACTAGTAGTGCCTTCGCCCGGACCACTAGTAGTGCCTTCGCCCGGACCACTGGTAGTGCCTTCGCCCGGACCACTGGTAGTGCCACCTCCGCTGTCGCAAGAGGTAGTATTCTCCATAATCCTAGACCAAACTCTGTCAAAAATCTGGTCGATACATTCGTCGCTAAGATTACATCCTGGTGGACTTGTGGGTGGACTTGTGGGTGGGCTGGTGGTACCGCAACAAGCTTGATAACAAGCATCATATCCAGAATAGGCTTGTCCACTACCGTTTTGAGAGCAATAACAATTGCCTTGTCCGTCGTTAATGCAGTAGTATGATGGGGGTGGTGTTGTACTTCCCCCTGGCGTAGTTCCCGCTGGCGTAGTTCCCGCTGGCGTAGTTCCCGCTGGCGTAGTTCCCGCTGGCGTAGTTCCCGCTGGCGTAGTTCCCGCTGGCGTAGTTCCTGCTGGCGTAGTTGTTGGAGGTTCACAATTTGCTTGGTCGCAAGTTTTACCTAAATAGTGAACACCTCCTTCACTTTCGCAGGTATTTTTTGGAATGTTCTCGTCACACCCATAATAATCATCTCTATCCGTACTGTAGTAACAACAAGCTCCCGGTTTTCTGCATATAGAGTCTATATCATCGCAAGTTTTTTCTAGATAAAACGTTCCACCGTAATATGTTTCGCAGTCTTGCTTTTCTACTCCATCTTCGCATATATCCGAATAACAACACGCCCCAAACTGTTTACACGGATTTCCGGCACAGGAGTCGTAAGGACCGCCAACTGGTGGTATTGGGCCTCTTATGGGGTCTAGATATTCTCCATTGGGTAAGTTAGACTGCTTACACTCGCTGCTTTGACCGCCAATAGTATAGCAATAATATTTCTTTGAGCATAGTCCTGCATTAACTAAAATCCACTTATATTCTTTCTCTCCTCCTGTACTTTCGCAACTCTTCCCCTCTTGATCGGCGGCTGCTACTAACTCTCCATTTTCATCATATAAATTCTTGTAGTATTTATTTCCACCCTTCTCATTTATAAGTATTGCTCTGCCCTCTCCAAAAGCTGATACTTTTTTAACAATTTTGGCCACCACAATTTTATATGCTTGTGGACTAACCCACATGCCGCGCTCTCGATCAAAACGCAAGTCAACAGGAGCAACTGGCCATGTTTTGGGTTTGTTTAACCAGTCTTTTAAAAACTTGTCTTTGAGTTCCGTATCTTTAAACGTACCATTGCCAGCAGCAGCGTCAGTGTCCGCTTCGTTGGGTACTGGCTTACCATCAAGATCATACCCCCAAGCATGTAGTACCAACGGACCTCTTAATCCTAAAAATCTATAGTCCTCAGAATATCTATTATTAGCATTTTGAGCCAAAGCATTCATTAACATCGTCTCATCCGGCGGAGTATCACCCCTACCTAAAAGGTCTATGGCGTGACCGGCGCCATCTCCATCGTGATGATGATTACTTCCTGAAACCTTATTAGTAAGAGGATCTAAATATTTTTGATTAATTCGTAGATTATATTGATCCATAGTTATTGGATCGTTACAATTTCCCTCTTTATCAAAAGGCGGTTGTGGTGATAATGGAGAACTATTAGTTTTATTAATTTGTACAAAATTATTATTTTGATAATTAGCATATCTAGGTAGGCCACAACCATTATCCCCAGCTTTACATACTGGTCCAAATAAACCATCCAAACTCATAAATGCTTTTTTGGCGTAGTTAAATCTTAATTCTAGTACTGATTTTGGCAGAGTATCTATACCTACAACAGTTCTTTGACTATCTCCCGACGGCTGTTCGTACCAATCCTTCATATCAGCAATCATGCATCTATGAAGGGTTTGTCCGTCTGCCACATTTTTATCTGCCGGTTTCCTTGTTCCTCCACCCACGGTTTTTAGTTTTCTATTAATGTTATGAGACATTATAGCTTGGTTTCTTAAAAACTGGAGCTGCTTTTGTCTGTTTTTAGCGGCATTCTTCATTTGCTCCACAGCAGATTTTGCTAAGTCACCAAACTTTGGAGTAAATGTTTGAAAGGTATAGGTTGTTGTAATACCAGAAGATCCAAAATTAACATTAATACCACTAAGATTAGGATTGCTATTATAATCATTCCCTAGAAATGGTAGGTCTGGCAAACCAACGAGGGTGACAGAGCCACTCTCTGCCTGATTTAATCCCATCTGGGATAGTCGTGCTAATAAATTTCCAGCAGTATTCATAGCATTAGAGCCACCAAAAACCCATGGGGCAAGGTCTGTATTTTGTTCCGCACTACAACCGCCGGCGTTTTGACCAATATTCGGATTAGAGTATGGACCATATGTGCTAATATTGCTTCTCATCGGAATTGCGGCAATGATTGGCGTAACAGCTCCGGGTGTTAGCTGGTATTTATTAGTAGAAGAAACATCTAACCCAGATACAGCCTCATTCATACTAGACATATTCAAGCTATCACATATATACATAGCCTGATTTGTAACTCCCGAGCCACCACTGGTTAAACCAGAGCTTTTTGCTATTGCGGATGCCGCGGCAAGAAATGCTGCTGGAAACTGTGCTTCTTGAGAATTAAGGGTCGTTAAACAGGCGTCACTAAACTTTATTAATACGTATGTTTGATTATTAATCTTATAGATTTTTTCTCCAACCTCTGCCTTAACGTATGCCTCTGACCCATTATCATTTACTAATACCTCATCAGCAGAAATATTATCTAGATTTAATTTACGGCCAGAGCCAACATTACCGGTAGTAAATTTAGCAAACGCTCCTACTCGACCGTCATCTTGTCTAAAAAAACCGAGGTAGGGATCGGATACGCCCATAACAGTTCCACCAGTTTCCACCCAACCACCATCATTTGTTGGTTCCGCACTGTAAAATTTCTCTGTGCTTAAACAAGTTACTGATGAGGCAGAATTTCCGGAGGTCATTATGTCTTGTGTATTACCAACACAAATATTTTCACTTAATGTACACAGAAACTGCTTACCGTAATATGTTTGCCTAAGAGACTCTATATAACCATGTATTTTTTTAGCATCTTCATTAATATATTCTTGTGTCTTTCTGGATGTATTTTGCGAAGGGTTTCCTGCTGTTACGTCTTGTACAGAACTTATTTTGGCACTCGCTTTTATTCCATTTCCAGCTGCAAAAAAAGCATTTGCAAAATTACCAGTCATACCGTTATCTTCAAACCAAGCTTTAGCTGTCAAAGCATATGAACTTAAATCAGCATTGCCCGCTAGTACAGCGTCTACCCATAATTCATAGTTTGCTCTCAAGTCGAACTCATTGATATAGAGATCTTCTCCGCCAGCAAAAACTCCTGGGTTTCTAAGGGATGCGGCGAGAGGTTTTGTATATACCAAGACATTAAAGCCACATGATCCGCCTCCGGGGACCGCTGTTACTGGCTCACATCTAGTATTTTCTCCAAAATAAGGAAGAAAATTAGATGCTGTGGCCATATAGTGTCTTTTTTCACCAAAAATAATAGAATTTTGTTTTTCAATTCTTAATTCTCGACCAAAAGACCTATCGGTAATATAGCCAGATATACCTTGTATATAAGAGAAAGATGATGGGTTTTGTCTAAGATCTACTAGTCCAATTTTTATAACGCTGTTAGAGTTTAAGTAGACATAAAAATCATAGCCAGTAGCGTCACAAACATCGGTAATCAATTGAAGAAGAGTCATCGACGGACCATTGGCCCTATAGGAAGGAGGAAAGCCAGACGGGAGATCGCTAAGGTCTATACTCAAAGGAGATCCCGTTGGAGTTCGTATAGTCAAATTAGATTGTTGAAGAGCATTGATAATAGCCTGATATGATATGCCTCGATCTCCGGATATCCCAGATGTTCCGAAGGTTGAACATTGTCCGCTAGTAATAGCCGATTCGGATTCATAGAAATTATAAACATTAAATACATTGGGTATGTTATTAAGTGCTGTACCAGCATATGTGTCTATGATTAGTGTGCAGTTCTCAAGTATTCTTCTTGGGTCTGTTAATGTTACGCTATAAGTATTTCCTGACGTGCCGATATTTCTGGTCCAGTTTGTTATGATTCCACAAAAAGAAAAGTTCATTCCTCCAGGATTTTCTGGAAAACATACTGGTGATCCTATGAGACTATCAGGAAAACCTCCGGCAAACGTCTGACCAGAATCACAATCCTCAACAAGTTCTACAGTTAATGAACTTTCTTGGCTTCCAACGCCAAGATTACCATTAAATGATACTACTGTAGCATCTAAAAATGTGATTGGGTTAGTTAATCCTATATTCTGATATTCTGTTGTCATAATAAGTCCTTAAACTAACATCCTGAAGCACACATATATCCCAAGCTAATGCTATAAGAACCATCAATGGGATTGTCCGTTCTTTGTTTTTGTGTTACTATATAGTTGGTCATATTTGGTAATGTTATCCCAGCAGGAATACTAAAGCCAGCTGATGCTATTTGTCCAGTTATAGAATTGCCAGTTAAACAACAACTCCTACCACCTAGTCTTCCTTCTATACTAATATTGATCTTTTTGGCTGTCTTTGTTTTCATATCTTGTATTACTAATACACCCGTTCCGGGAATAGGTAGTTCTGCTAATACTGGTGAAGAATCTTCGACAGCAATGCTTATACTTGCTGCTGACCCAGATTGTCCACATATAATATTACTAGAATATTCAACACTATAATTAATAGTACCTTCGTGGTAGTTATGTGTCAAGCTAAAAGAAGAAGGTTCTAAACTAGCGCTACCGCATCCAGCTAATTGTTGAGCGCTAATTCCTAGGTTGGTGGCTGTGATTCCTAGTTTTGTTTTAACATTTTCTATTAGGTCTTCCCCGGAGATAATCTTGTTCAGTGCGGTAAGAGCCTGTGCGTATTTTGTGGAAGAAGATGAGCTAATTAAAATAGATCCATTTTGGGGTAGTCTAAACCCTGTTCCTGCACTTCTAATGATACCGCCTTCAAGAAGACCTTCTATTGTTCCTTGTATGCTAATTGTTGTTATTTTTCTAGTATCGTTTTGAACATTAGTAGCTCTATTAAAAGTATGCTTACTAGCTGGATGGTTAACGTCTGTATTATTATTTTTCTTAATTATAGCATTATAAGTAACAGAAAAAGTACCATCAGATTCGGAAGTGTTACATGATAATGTCTCGTTGTAAACGCCGTAGGCAGAACCCAGGTTTTGTAAAGAGCCAGATGTTGCGGAGCCTATTGCACTTAAAGACGACGATGCTGAGCACGCTGTATTTGCTGTTAATCCCAATGTGGAAGATAGCATACCTACAACCTTACGATATAGCCTGTCTTGTGCAAAGTTCTTGGCCTGTTCCCATGCGGGGATTAGCAGATCATCGACGTAGTGGTTTTTTCCTGTTGCAGATATGGTATAGGTTACGGTCATGCTAGAATTTTCAGTATCCATCACTCCATAATTTGTGTTTATAACTCTATTGTAAAGATTATCGTCTGTTGCAATAGACCAGTTGTCTGTAAAAGCTTTTATCTTATATTTATCTATATCAATTATACCATCAGACTTGCTTGAGGGGTCTAGGTATGAGTCTGAGCAAGCTATGGAATGGAGAGAGGAGCCGTTAATGAGTTCTACTTCATTAAATTCGATAGTTGCTGAGTATTCCGCATATCCCATCCAATTATTAGGAGATTCATTAAAAGATAAAGATCTAAGAGTACCACCCCTACATTTAATAGTCTCCGTATTATCGTCTTCTCTGATAGATAAAGTACTACCATTACGACTTAAAATTTTCTGCACCATGGCTATATTGTCTGTTACCAAACCCAAGCTGTTAATAGAAGAGTTGGAAGTATTGGTCTCTGTTGTTTGTCTATAGGCTGTTGCATAGCCCCTAATTGATACGTTGTGTGTATATCCGATAATAATATCCCCACTATAATACGGTTCTGTACTAATACTAATTTGTGGGGCTGGTGAAAGCCTATATGCAGAAGATTGGCTGTCCTCTGGTCCATAATATGTTTTAGTCATAATAATCCTCTTTTAATTATCTCTTTTAATATATGATCTACTAATATTATATGAGCCATCTATACTATTAATCGTCTCTTGATTTTGCACAAGAATCATGCCACCTATTTCTTTATCGGGGATATCTGCTGGTAGACCCAATCCCGAGCATACATTAGAAACATTAGGACAACACGATATAAGGCTCTCAGAAAAACCCTCTATGTTTACATTAACCCTTTTGGGGGTGTACGGTCCAAGTTTTTGAATAATTGGCCCGTTTTGTCTTCCCGGAATAACGAATTCCGCAACCATAGGAGTGCTATCCTCAACCGATATACTTATGCTTCTATACGATGAGTTGTTTAAGCAGGCTCTACTTGAGTTGTATTCTGCAGAATATGATATGGTTCCAGTGGTGTAGTCGTGGGTGGAGCTAAAAGAAGAAGCTCTTGGAGAAGATATACAGCTACCAGAAATTAATAGTTCGGCAGCATTAATATTTAGTAGTGTCTTCATTGATAAAGAAAGATCTTGTCCGTCTCCAACCAAATTGTAAGCTGATAGGGCTGTATTATACTTGGTAGTATTATTTTCTTGCGCTATAAATAGCTGGCCATTTTGTGGAAATTCTATAATATTAGGAGTATTAATTAGTCCACCAGGAACTAATCCAGTAATACTGCCTTGTACAGAAAGTGATACGTTGGTCGTTCTTCCGTCTTTTTGTATAGATTTGCTCTTATTAAATGTGTGTATACAATCTATAGCTAGTGGATCTGTTGAATTATATTTAAGAATAGATTTATATGTTGCACTGAATGTTCCTTCCGCTTCACCAGCCTCACAAGTAATAGTTTCGTTGTATATTTTATGTGTTGTGGAACTAATGCCGTCTATACCACCAGGGGAAGTAATATCATGGAGTTGAGACAAGGTTTTTGAGGAAGTACAGCCATCACCTGCAGAATCTCTATTGAGTATATTCCCTATCAAACCTTTAACCTGATCATGTACTCTGTCTTGTACGAAGTTTTTTGCCTGCTCCCAGGCCGGTAAAAGTTTTTGCTGATCGTTATAAAAGTTTTTTCCGGTGGCCGATACAGAGTATTCTATTTCTATGTATTGGTTTTGAAAATTTCCATAATTATTATATGCAGCTTCTGATATATTAAATGACCAATTATCATTAAAAGACTTTACCTTATATTTGACTAGATCTATGAGATTGGGGGCGGTACCGTTGGAGTCTACGCTCAAAGTATTGCAATTAATAGTATTACTAATATTACATCCGCTAATAATAATTTCACTAAACTCTATTTCCACCTTATATGGAGCATAGTTAACCCAGTTATTTGCGGACTCTTCAAAAGATAAGGAGCGTATGGTGCCGCCCCTACACTCCATAATAACACTATCATTTTTATCGGTTACATATAAAGAGCCGCCGTTTAAACTAAAAATTTCCCTTACTTTGTGAATAGCATCAGACATATCCTTTAACCCATACTCATTAGCTCCACCGGTAGTTAGATCTAATGCTGTAGCATAACCATTAAGGCTAACAATATAAGAATATCCAGCAACGGTATCATTAGCATAAACCATCTCGGTACTAAAAGATACTTGAGGAGCAGGAACTAACCTGTCCGATGCTGATCCGTTGGTTCCGTAATATACTTTGCTTCCTGGGTCGTAACTCATGCTATTTGTCCTTGTTGACTTCCTCCAGAACTTGTTGTTCCACGAGAACTAGACGATTTGACTGCATTCTTTGTTGCCAAAGATGTTTCATCTCTGAGCTGGTTAAGAGCAGATGTAAAATCTGTACCACTAACTAATGTGTTAGCAATTTCTTTTATCTTCTTATCTAGAGCTTCAATAGCAGCAGCACCACTGATCTTAAGATCCACAGTATAGTTGCCGCTAATCTTTACTTCATTGGGGATTGTTATGTTCCCAAGGTCTGCAACATATTTTCCAAAACTATTATTGAACGACGTCATGGCTTCTAGTGCTTTTGGATCTAAAGTGATCATCGTTGCTGTTGCACCGCTATTCTGTTGTTGGGTCTGCGGACCCGTGCCAGTTTGCTGAGACATTTGTTGGGTCGGTACGGCGGTCGGAATAGGACCAGATGCTGCGGACATATATCTCTCTCTATCTTTATCCGTCATCATCTTTTCTCTAACTTCTGGTCGGAATCTTGATAAATATGAGTCTCTTCTGCTAGCCATCATTTGTTCATATCCGACGTTTTTTCTGTGTCCTGACTTATCAAAATCATCGCCAACAGTAGGAGCATCCTTAACGGCCAAGTAATCTGTTCTAGCGGAAGACACTTTGTCTTTAGCAGACTTATATTCCTTTGTTTGTCTAAATGCTCCAATTTTATCTTTATCTGCTAGGAAATCACCATAACTCATTCCTAGTTTTTCCGCTTGTGCTCTTTCTAGGGATTCTACATTTCCGTGAGCTTTTTCTAGTGTTCTCCACTTTTTAGTTTTATCTATTTTATTAGCATATAGTTGAGCGGTAGGCGATCCATAGACCTGCGGAGATGTTGCACTAGCAACAGAAGCCTCGGTTGCAGCAGATTGAGGGGCGGTTAATCCATTTTGTGGTCCTGGTGATCCACCATTTGCTGCTACGTTAGCTTCGGTTGCATTGATAGGAGAGGTTTGGGCTCGAAGTGAACTATCTTTGTTTTCATATGCTACTGCCCTTTGTTGTCTAGCATATACCATTTGATCATAGTCTAAATCTCTCTCTCCATTATTGCGCCTACGGAAATATTCGTCTGTTCTACCTTGCTCTAGTTCGAACTCTTCGCGTTCAGATAGTTTTTCACCCCTAGCAGACTTAGCTTCTAATGAAGATTTTCCTCCAGCAATTTGATCGGCAGTTGTTCCGTATTCTGGCTTTTCTTTTCTATATTTTTCAGCAAATTCTTTATCTGCTTTCTCTTTATCTTTAATAGCTTTTTCTTGTTCTGCTGTTCTGTTATTTGTTGCAACCGGTTGCTTTGTATCACTTTTAGGAGTTGTTGAACTATATACTTGTGGTTTCGAGGCACTGGTTGTAGAAACTTGGGTTTGTGTAGATTGCTGTGGGGTTTCTGTCTGGGTAGGAGTTTGAAGTAGAGAGGATGCGGAACTAGCCGAAGAGTCAGAGGTTAGTTCTTTTCTTTCTGTAGTCCCAACAGAAGATGTCTTACTTTCTATAACTTGTTTTATTTCGTTAAGAGCAACAAGAATTTTATTTAAAATCTCTTCAGCGTGTGTATCGTGAGTGTATATGCTGCCCGGCGTCATAGCTTGTTTAGCCATATCAGCAATAGTATTGATTTCCGGAGATGATGATGTTGATGGATTTGTAAGATCAATCATAGCGGAGTCGTTCTGCGCTTCTTTCCACTTTTCATATTCTTTTTCGTAGTCTGTAGACGGCTGTTTTACACCCTTATACAGTGGGGCTTCTCCGGCATCGGCGCGCTGTTTATCAATTATGCGCTCGGCTTCTTTAGTTGATACATCTTTACCAGTCATTGTCTTGGGAACATTCACAGGATCTTGCTGAAGAGGAGATAGTGCTATTTCAGCCGCGGTATCCACAGCCATATTAGCACCAGCCTCGACTAATGGATTTTGAATTGCTCTTTTGGTAATCTTAGTAGCATTTGCTGCATATCCAACGAAAGGAATAGCAGCGGCTGCATTTAAACCCGCGTCGATACCAAAGTCCATGCGATTTTTAGGATCTTTAGACATAGCAGCTCTTCCTGATGATATGGCTGCATTTGCAAGATCCGCAAATTCTCCTATTCCTGGTATAAAGCCGCCTAGCTCCAATGCGCCCTGTAGCACATCTAAACCCAAGCTTCTTGTTTCTACTTCTGTTTTTTGGTCTTTTGCTTCTGAGAGTGCTTCTTTTGGTTTGTTTTCTTCTACTCTGATATTATTGTTTTCGAGCGGCTTTATTTGATCTGGCTTTGGGGGAACTGGAGATATCTTCATTTCTGAAGGCTGTTTTTGTGGTTCCTTTTTTAAAGCATCAGACATTTCTTTACAACAGCAGCACAGCCTTTCGTCTAGTATTGCTCTTATATCCATCAATACGTCTAATGCGCTATCTCCGGACATGCCATAATCATCAGCAGACTCGCCGCTCTCTGAGCTATACCCAGCACCAAGAGCCGAAAACGCACCCATAAGAGTAAATATTAATCCCAGTCCGGGAATCGCCTTAGCAGCTTTTCTACTAAAGCCTCTTCCGCCGCCACGAGGAGACCTTGAACTTCTACCACTATCGGTATCAGCATCTGGAGTTTTTGTTTTGCTGTCTGTGTCAGAATCAGGCGTATCCTTGCTTTTATCTGCTTCTGCTGGTGTCTTCTCTTTATTTTTGTTTCTTCTGTCCTCTCTTCTATCTCTAAACCGATTTACTTCATTTACCGCAAATAGTCCACCAACCCCAGCGCCTAGTGCTACTACCAAGGCATTAAATATACTACCAACTACAGCTCCAGCATCTTTATTCGATTCATCTGGAGGTTGAGATTTTCCTTTTGATCTACCTGTTGACAAGGGTTTTTGTGGTGCTGGTTGTGCTTCTACGGGTGGTCTTGGTACTTCAGAGTCAGTCTTTGCTGTTTCTAGTATTTTCGCTAACTTTGTCTCTAGGCCAGCAAATAATGATTCGATATCCATTCTTAATTCTTCAGCGGCTAAAAGAGCATTATCTGCTAGTGCTTGTGCTGCTTGTGCTTGAACTTCTGTGGCCTGTCTATATGCTTCTATATATTGTTCTTGTACTGGATCCTTGCCTTCTTCGGCCATCTTTAAACTCTGATCAACGGTCATTGGATTGCCTTTAGCATCAACGCCTATCACGGACTGAAGTATTTGTTGTCCTTGTGGATTGGCCTCTATCATAGAACGTGCTAGTTTCGCTTCCATTTGTTTGGCAATATTTTCCGGTATCACAGACTTAATATTGTCTAGTCCAGCAAAAGCGTCTTGTCTGAATTGCAGACTTCCTAGTTCCCGTCCTGACGCTTTTCCGCTTATGGTCTTTGTGTAAGCACCCATTTGGCGAGTAAAATCGGCAAGCTCTCCAGAGTCTGATGTTAATAGTCTGCGAGCCAAGCCCCTAGCATTGTCCCCTAGTTGTTGTCTATCCTGTATAGCATTTAAGGCATTACTTGCTGCCTCGCTATTATTTGCTAGTTCTTCTAGGGCTTTATTGCCATTATTGATAGCTCTCGTATGTTTGGCTAATGCTTCTTGATCTTTTTTAATTTGACTATTAATAGCCTCTCTGTTTTCACCGGGCATACCAATTTTCTTTTTATTTTCATCTATACGGGCTTGTATTATATTTTTCTGTTCAATACTATTTTTCATAGAATTATTAATAGCATTTGGATCTGTGGATCCACCCGGAATTAAACCAGAAGTTAAGCTTTTAACCCTAGTATTGAAGGGATCATTTAGCTGCTCTAGTGTTGGGGACTGACCCAAAGCTCTTGCTAAATCAAGCTCCGCATTAATTCTAATATCTGCTACCTTTCTATTCCACTCATCGCTTTTATCTAGATTAGAATTATATTGATCTAATAAATTAATAGATGCCTGAAGAGTGTCATTATAAGCCTTTTGAATCGCCTGCCCGGTCTTTAGTGCCTCTTCTGTAAGTTTTGTTGCGTCCTGTACAAACGACATATCTTCTGCAAGATCGGCTAAGCCAACGTTACCTTGTCTATTCTGGATTTTTTCCTGTAGCTTTTCTCTCAGCTGGGTCTTCACTTGTTCGCTCATCTCAATTCCAGCAGCATCAAAAGACTTTTCTAGTTTTTCCATAATAGAATCAACATCACCATCCTTTGCACCCTTGAGAGCTTTTGGTAATTCGTCTTGTAAAATTTTAGCAGTTATAATATTATTTTTTAGCGTATCTCCTGCATCGCCTCCGCCTGCAATAGAAGCTGTTTGATTAGCGATTTGTTCAACTTCAGCCATTGAGTATGCGCTAATATTTCCTAAGGCATTTTCATTGGATCTATCCACGCTTCTAATCTTAGCATCGCCCGTAAGACTATTGGCTCTCATAACAGCATCTGCTTCAAATTTTTCTAATTCTTGACTATATCTGAGCAGGCCTCCTTGGGCTCTTTTATATATGTCTATAAGATTGTCTGTCGCTGTTGCTAGTTCTCTAGATGCTCTAGCTAATACTTGTTGTTTTAATGCTAGTTCGCTATCAACTGCTAGTTGTTCCTTGCCTATATTCAGCGCTTCCTTTTTACCTTCTTCTGTGCTGAGCTGTTTTCTGATATCCTCTGGTGTTTTACCTTGTTTGGCTGCGTAGTCTATGTACTTATCCATAAAGATATCTTCTTCGCTTAATCCAGACTCGGCAAGTTGCTGATATGTTTGGCTGGCTCTAGCAAGTTGAGTATTTCTTTGATCTATAGAGTCTTTATTTTCTTCGTTGTATTGCTCTTGCGTCTGATCTTTTCTTTTTTCTGGTAATTTGACTAATGAGTCTAAAAAGCTATTTATGCTTTCTGTACTTGTTTGGGATAATGCAACATCTCCTAGTTTTTCGGCTGCCTGAAGCTGATTCCCTATCTGTGTAACCAGAGACCTACCAGCTTCTCCTTCTACGCTTTGGCCAGTCAAAGCTCCTGTCACACCAGTAAAATCAAAAGCCCTAGACATACGCACCAGCTCGGACCCTCCAGTAAAATTAGCCTGTGCTCTCAAAGAATTAGCAACAGATACTTCTTTTTGAAAACTAGACTGAGCATTAGAGAAGTTTACATCGGTGGCTGCCGCATCTAATTTTTTAAATGCTACACTGAGGTCGGAAGAGGTTTTGTCTAAAGCCTTCAGTGTATTCTCTAGTTTTTTATTATTTATAGCATTAAAAGCTCCTTCTATTCCTTTTACAATAGCTACGGTAACTCCTCCTATTAGAGCTCCTACTGGCCCGGCTATTTGACCGCCCAATAAAGCTCCGCTAGCCAATCCCTGACCAGCACCCTGTATTCCTCCTACTACACCAGCAGCTGCCACGCTGTCTCTCATCCCAAAAGACTCTATAAGTTTTGGTAATTGATCGCCAGCGACGGCTAGTCCTCCGCCAAAAGCCACCAATGAACCGCCAACCGATTGGAATTTTTTATCAAGACTCTCTCCAATTTTACCCATAGTTTTACCAAAAATTCCTAAGCTTTTGCCAAATAATTTAGAATTTATATCAGATGCAGAACTAAGGGCTTTTCCTATTCCGGAACTAGCAAATCTAGAAACAGCATCTGGGGCTATCTCAGCAAGTTTTCCAAATTTTTGACCAGACTCGCTCTGCATAAATCTTTGTTGACGATATTGTTTATTATTCTTACTAGATACCTCTTCCCTTAGAACGTCTGAGGTTAGTCCATTCTCTTTGGCGATATCGTCAAAAGCTATAGCAGCATTCTCTGCGCTGGTTCTGGTTTTGTTGAGCATATCTGACAGGACGGTATCTTTTTCTACAATCGTATCGAAAGAATCCGCACCCTTTTTCAGAGAACCCACAAGTCTGGCCGCTGCTTTATCTATCTCTTCAGCATTTCTTGAAGGATCCATCTCTTTTAATTTTGCGGCAAATTCTTCTTTAGCCGCATCGAGTTGCTCTTTATCTGTTGATCCTTTGAGGCTACTGCTTTGACTGAGTGCGCTGTATCTAAAGCCAATTTGTTGATTTTTAAGATTTTCAGCCAAGTCTTTTTCCCGACTCACAACCTTTGCTGCTAATGTTGAGCGGAAAGCATCTGCTGTTTGTCCGGATTGTTTAGCTCTATATGCAAAATATTCTTTTTGTTCTTCTTTGCGTTTTTTAACCTCGTCTTTCGCTGTGCTTGTACTGGACGGGGATGGGCCGGATGGGGATGGACCGGATGCTGGAGTCTCGGAAGCAGGTGCAGTTTCACCTGTGGGCTTAGCTGTATCTATTCCTACTCTAGTATTAGTGGCCTCCACCAAGGATGATCCACCCCGACTCTTTTGAAGTTCATCTAGACGATCAAAAATTTTCTTAAGACTTTGTGCTCTGTCTTCATTACCAGATGCTCTCTTTTCTATGGATAATTTTCTAATACCTGCGGCCACATCCACAATAGCTTCACTTGCACTCTTTGTTCCAAGAGCTTGATTGGCTATCGCGTCTTTAATAGTATTAATTAGTTCTTTTCCACCACTATTATTTTCTTTCGCACTCACTTCTACAAGAATAGATTTTAAGATTTTTTCTGATACTCCAGCTACTTCTCCTCCAACCTCAAATCTTTGGACTCCTACTGGACCACCCTTGTTATATCCCTTAATCTTATCAGCCTTGTTCATTCTATTTAATTTACTATAACCAATTTGTTGTGCGGCCTTTTTATTGATAACAAATTCACCAGGAGTTAATAGTGCTGGTACAGTATCTTCTACAGAACCACCTGTTGCAAAGGGCTTTCTAGCATTATCATATTTTGGATTAAACTTAGCGTCTGGAGCACCCATTAATTGTCTAGCAAGATCTAGTTGTGAGGAGCTTGCTTGTGGTGTTGTGGTTCCGCTTAATAATACCTGTCTTAATTGATTGCTGTTGATTAATAAATCTTTTTTAGATGCTTTTCTCTTAAGCTCTAGAGCTAGGTAGTCCTTAAACTCTTGTTCTGTAAAAGCATTAGTATTAGCATACTTAACTAGGGCATCAAACTCACTATCTTTTAATCCTGTACCCTTTTGAAGACCATATACTTGTCCACCAAGAGCAAATTGTGAGCGACCAAATCTTTGTCTAGCCTCTAAACGACCCCTATCAAACTGACCATCTGCTACTTTACGATTTGCTGTTGCTTTTGAAGCTCTATTAGTAACATCTGTCATAACACCAGAACTAACACCTAGTAAACCAGCCAGTTGTTCATTTAGTCCACCGGGGAAGTCTATAGCCTTAGCCATTGGGTCATAACCACCACCAGCAACGCCAAGAGCTTTCTCGAAAATTGAACCAGCAATATCTTCTATGTCCTTTGAGGCAACAGATCTTACAAACTTACGATCCAAATTAGGTATGCTGCCAGAAGCTTTAGATATTTGCTCCCCAACTTCTCTGACCATTTTTTCAATACCTGCCCTAATTTTAGCTTGAACTCTCTTAGCAACATTAGGTGGTAATGCGCCGGTTTCTAGTGTAGCAGGAACGCCTCTCACAGACAGACCTGATTTGTCATCAGAAGCTCCGGGGGTTTTGATCTCTTGCTCTGATCTATCTCCAGTAATACCAACTACTGCTAATGATCTAGAAGCAGCAACAGTGCTATCTCTAGCGGCTTTATTTTTTGATATTATACCAGCATCAACTAGCTGCTGTAAGAATGAATCTTTTTTAGCTCTGTCTGATTGCTCAAGAGATTTTTTACCCAGCAGTTCGTAGTCGTATGGTATGCCAGCCTTTTGTGCAAGTGATATAAGCTTGGCCCTACCTAATTGTTCTAGTGCTTCTGCTTCTCCACCGACTGCGAATCTCTGTACTAGACCACCTAGAGCTTTTCTTACTCTATTTACTCTTGGGCCTTTGGTTCTCATAGCTTCAAGAGCTGGCTCTTTTGAACCACCAGAGGTAAATACCATGTTTTGTACTGGTATCCCAAACATTTCTTGAATATGTTCGGCTAGTCCTTCTACTCTTTTTGATTTAGAAATGATAGATAGATTACTGGGTTCGATTACCCCCTGCTTGATAAGATCTTGTAGTTGTTTACCAAACTGTGTTAGTCGTGCTTGTTTGGCGTCTTTTAATCTAGCTTTTGGGTCTCTAAAGTATTTTTGTAAAACTTCATCTTTAGCGGATGCTGTTTTGGCACTAGCATATGCGGCATCTCCAACTGTTCTTTGTAAAGTTCTATCAAAATCAACCGCACCACCACCCTCTTTGATAATCTTGTCTAGTGGTGATCCTGGGCTTATTCCCGGTCTTGGGAGCATAGAGCCCTTAGCATTTGGTAGATCGTCTATTAGCGGGAAACCGCCGTTGGCGAGTTTTTGAATTATACCACCAGCAGCTTTGGGTCTATATGTCGCATCTAGTTCTTTTCTTAACTCTTGAGCTTCTAGAAGCTTAATTGATCCTAATGATATAGAGTCTTGCTTTTCTTTTTGAGCTTCTTTAAATTGTGATAAAACAGATTCTGGAGATTGTTCAAGTTTATATCTTAATAGCTTACTATATAGCTCGGCGTCGGAAGTTGATTCATTTTTAAGTTTAACTTCATATAAATTATCATCACCTATTAGATCAATAGGAGCATTACTTTCATTGGAGGATGATGTGCCTAATCCAAGATATTTGGAGGCTCCTAGTTTTTTCTTAAGTAGTTCTTCTGCCAGTGGTCCTATTCGTGCGTCATAGCTTTTTTGTTTACGAAGTAGTGTATCTTTTGTATTTAATAGCGGCTCTAATTCCTTTATCCCGCTAGCAAAATCTGCAACGCTCAAGTATTTAGATATTTTTTCTCTCTCGATGGAGGAACCTTGGCTGCTAATATAATCATCGTCTTCTATGTTTACGTTTTTGTTTTGATATTCAGAAATAGTCTTTTTGCCATATCCCCTTTTGCCAGTTCCCTTTAAGTTCTGTATGCTAACAGCACCACCGTTAGCATACCTATTCATCTTGTGAAGACTGCTGGCCCCTAGCGTTTCGACCGCCTTCTTCCGTATAACGAACTCACCCGGTTCCAACATGGCCGGAACAGTATCTCCGTTACCAGAGCCAGGAACCAGTCCACCCCTAGCAAATTTTCTAACAATTCCTCCACTATTTAGTCCTGTTCCAGTAGACGGTCTCGACTTAATAGTATCATCAAGTTTAAGTACAGAAGCATTTAATTTATTGGTTGAGTCTGTTAATATTTTTAAAGCTGATGTATTTTCTCTTATAGCATCACTAGCTCTAGCTGTTGTATCGTCTCTCTCCTTATCTTTGGCTCCACTAAGACTTTCTCCAATATTGCTGCCAACACCACGAGCACCACCACCCTTAGAAATACCGCCCATAAAGCCGCTACCAAACTGTCTAATAGCGGAAACGCCCTTTACTGCACCCATAATAGCAAGTATGGGTAGGATAGGTTTGAAAGCACTAGCTAAACTAATTAAACCACTGGCAAGCCCGGTTACAATTTTGAACAAAGCCTGGAATGACTGACTCTTACCAACATCTCTAATCAGTGCTAAAAATTGTTCTCTAACCTTTGCTAATTGATTGGCTAAAGATTTTTGTGCGGTAACCTGGGCGTCGTATAAGCTACCCTGTCCCTTTTGCGCTACTGCCAATGCGTCCTGTGCTGTTTTAAATTGTTGAATAAGTGGAATAACCTTGCCGATCTGACGGAATCCACCAAGCTCTTCAACTATGGACGAGAATCTTAGGTCTCTAGGATCCAATTGGCTTAATGCGGCGCTTAGTCTTTTCACTGCCTCATACGGGCCGACGAATTTACCTTCTAGATCAGTTAGCTCGACCCCGTATTCCTTAAGCTGATCAATAGTTTTAGCTCTTTGAATACGTGTAAAAATTGTTCTCAAACCAGTAGCAATGGTTTCTGCGCTTTCACGAGTAGTTTGTCGAATACTTGTAAATACTGCTATAAACTCGTTCAGAGCGTCCGTTCCTTCGCTAACTCCTCTACTAGAAGCGGCGAACACACCACCGGTACGCTGAATAGCAGCAATAATATCTTTAGACTCAACAGCGAAAGCTGCTGCCACAGCATTGATCGAGCCTAGCGCTTTTTCTAGGTCTCCGGCTTCGAGACCGAACTGGCGAATAGCGGCAATAGCACCTTCTGTTGTATCTGTAAGATTGTCGAAAGATGGAGCTAGTTCGGTTTTTGCCAAGGCTGCTAGTGCTACTCTGGTCTCGTCAGCACTCAAGCCAGCTTGTGCTAAGGTAGAAGCTACGGACATTAAGCTTTTACTGCTAACACCAAGAGTTGTGGATAAGTTGGATATTTCTTTTTCTAGACTCTTAAGACCAATTTCACCCCTACCTGTTACCTGTTGTAGTTTCACTAGTTCTTTGTCGAATTCTACGAAAGCCTGAAACCCACTATTAACAGCATTGATTAATGCAAAGACACCGCTAGTAACAACGCTAAATGCGGCAAATCTTCGAATAGCAAGAGCTGATTGTTTTCCGAACTCTTCCATCTCTGTTGTAGCAACTTTGATATTTTTTGCTGTTTGACCAACGGATGTGGAGGTTTTAGAAAAAGCATTATCTGTTTTACTAGTAGTAGATTGTACAGAAGAAAGGGAGGACGATAGGTTTCTAAGAGCCGAGTCTAAAGCTGTAGTATTGTTCCTTGCTTGAATTAATGATGCGTTCATAGCATCTAGTCTATTTGTGACATTATCAATAGATCTTGCTGCTTGGGGACTAACATTAACTTTTACGTCCGCAGAAACTGTTTGAAATTCTCTACGGATCTGGGCAACTACTGTCTTTAGGTTACTTGGTGCTTGTAGATTGATCTGTGCTGTTAGATTAAAAGCTTGGGCCATAATAATTTATTCCTATATAAACAGCAATTCCCCAGTAAGATCTTGTCTTATGGGGAAAATGCCGCATGTCAATAAATCCACACAATCTTTATGAAGCTGTGGGGGTTGGGGTGGTATCGACTGTTTCCTGTTTAGTCTCATCTTTAGCTGGTTCCTTAATCTCTTCTGGTTTTTGTGTAACAACTTCTGGTTCCGGATTAATGGGGTTGCCACTATCATCCAAAAATGGTTTAAATTCTAGTACATAATCTCCAGTATCACTAACAGGATTTCCATCCTTGTCTACAAACTCACCCTTTTCATTAATAAATCTGCCGTTCTCGTCAATCAAACGACCTTCTTGGTCTACCAACTTACCTTCTTTATTAATTAGTCGTAGCTTATCATCAACAAACTTATACTGTTTCAAAAACTTATTTTCCGGAAGCTTTTCTTCGTAATTGTTTTCCAAACCATATAGCATACCGGCCAAGTTCTGTGCGGCTAGTATTGCCACTGGGTCGGAAGCCTTATTTAAATACTCGTCATAGCTATTAAAATATGGCTTCTTATTATCATTATACACCGTACAAGCAGAAACTAGATAGTTAAATCTAGCATTATCAGCCTGACCTTCTGCGGTATGGGTATCGAGATTGGTTTTGACCGCAATTAGGTCTCTTAGGTCTTCTCGATCCTTTTTCATGTCTAGGGCTATTTTCTTGGCTTCTTGTAGTGGGATGCCACCCTTTGCTAGCTTTCTTTCACTCTCCAGAATCTTGGATTGGAGAGCACTAAATTCAAACTGCTTCTTATCGTCCCACAGACCCTGCTCAACAAGAAGATCATCTAGCTTTGCTCTAACTACTGCCTTAGCCTTAAGAGCATCGCTAAAAGCCGTATTATAGACTTTTGTAGCTTCCCTTTGATCAGCCAAAGAAGGCGACCTTACTAAAAATGTGACTTCCTTATTGTCGATACTGCCTGTAAATGTTCTTGTCTTCATTATTGTCCTCTTTCTGATCTATTGTTAAAACGATAGTTATAGTGATAGTGGTCTTTGCGAGACTTTATCTGCTCTAGATCTTTTATAGCAGATCGGAGCTGATTGTTCCCATTATTCAAAATTCTGTATCTTACATCTTCCCATTTTAATCTAAAGTTATGTTCGGATTCTGTCAAGTCTTCATCATCTTTATCAAATCCCCATAAATAACCAAAAGCTTCTTCGAACTGAAATAGGGCTCCGATCATTGTGGTTTGAAACCGTTTAGAAAGCATGTCTTGTTGATCATCCATTTTAATTATCCTTTCCTAGAGTCTACCAATTGCTGATTTTGCATCATCTGTAGACTTCGTTGAACATCCGGTAAGTCTGACTCTTTTATTTCCTTTCCAGGAACCAACATCCGACTTCTTTCTTTTATTATATGCATACCAGTATTATCGTTCAAGTTATATATACTATGGGCCTCTTCCTTAGACGAAGCCATTATATAGACCTCATTAGCCTTACTAAGATTTTTATCCTCTAATAGTTTTTCAGTTCTATTTTTACTTCTTATTTTTTCACCCTCTCTTCTCTGATGAATCATCCACCCATCAAACATATCGTCATCATCAAATACGGAGTCCACAGGACACTCTGGATGTTCATAAGCACTATCATACATTTTGGTTAAAACAACCAGCGTTCTTTGTTCGTCTGTCCAGTCTATTGTAGCCTTATCAAAAATATTGTGTTTATTAGCGGACCAATAGTTTTTCCACAAATCATTTCTAGCTATTTTTCGGAAGGTTCCTATGTCCACCGTATACTCTGCTAAAATATTAGATATCTCATTAAGTTTATTATAGTCTGTATTTTTAGTTGACTTAAATATTCTAGTATTATTTAAATTATAGATACTGTGAATAAGTATATATTGGTTCTTGAGTAATTCAGCATACCCGTGGGGTGTGAGAGAGTCTAAGGAATGTCTCACGTTATACATCCTGTTGTAATTTTTTTTGAGACTAGCTAGTGTTTTGCGCACTTGCTTTTGCTTGGGTGGATTAAGAAAGTTTTGATATAACTCAACCTTATTATCTTCTATTTGAGTTTCTATCTTCTTAAGCTGATCGTCTCCACCATAATTCCACAAGCCAGCATCCACAAGATAATCAACAATATTATCCTCGTATATCCAATCATTAAACTTTTGCTGCTCATAGCACTCGGAAGCATAGAGTTCCGACTTATACTTTAGCTCCATGTTTGGATAAACAAGCTTATATCTTCTCTCCTGAAAAGAAAAGATATAGAATCCAGATAAAATTCTGGATAAGTACAGATTTACTGCTTGCTTGTCCATAAAGTGTCCACGATCCAGTTCTCAATATCAACAATACTTATTTATTAACTAATTAAGCTCTGCCTGGAAACTTAACTTCACCAGCCTTAATTTCAACTGGCACCGAACGATTTACCGATTGACCACCAGGGGCACTGGTTGTTGTTGGTGCTGATGTTGTTGTTGGTGCTGTTGTTGTTGTTGTTGGTAAGGTATAGCTAATGGGAGGGTTTGATGGGGAGTTCGCATGCCAAACAACGAAATCGTTGAAGGTTTGATAACTATATGTTACAGTAACATTACCACCACCAGTATCACCACCAGTATAGTTAACAGATGTTAACTTATTTTTGGTGCCAAGATAAATGTTTGTACCTTCGCATGTCTTGAGATAAATCTTATTATCTCTTAGATTGAAGCGTGGAGTACAAGCACCTTCGCTTCCTGTAGCGACAGAGGGTGTGCCATTAATACTAGTTGCTGTATAGTAGCCGTCTTCTGTGGCATTGATACCGTCGCCAGTTGTTGCTAATACCGAGAACTCCGATGTTACGGAAACTGGGAATGTAACATAGCGATGATAAGGAGCAAAAGAACCAAGCTCTTGAATAGCTTCACGACCAAGATCCACACTTACTGTGATATTCTGGAAGTGAGTATTAAAGCCATCACCATCTGTTGCGCCCTCTTCATTTTTACCATGATTAATACTGGCAGTATCGTTGGTGATACCAGGAATTTCTGTTGGAAATAGACACGCACTCATATCTAGATGCTGTCTACGATTAACGCCAGAATTAGCTGCAGGAACATCATTATTTCCTGTAAACTTGCCAGAATTTACAACAGCCCCATCACTCCAAACCTTGTCGTTGCCGACTAGAGTTACGTCTTCTGTAAAGTTGCCATCAACAGGGAAGGTATAACTAACACTGGATACGTACATGCCTGTGCATGTTACAAGACCCTTGGCAAGAGTAGCACCTGTGGCAGATAACTCCGTATCTGGGTAGATCGATAGTCTCATATCTGTTCTAGCATTTTGACGGCCAGCTAAGTCTGCGGAGGTGGCTACAAGGTTGGTGCCAAGAGAGGAACCAGTTTCTGTGGCTAACACATAAATTAATGGATAGCCATCTAGAACTTTATTGAGGGTTACTTCGATCTGTGGGATGCCTTCGATGTTCTGGTAGATAGCAAGCTGACCCATCTCGAATACTTGCTCTAGGTTGAAGTTTGTGGTAATACCAACGGTTTGTAGACCGTGAATCGCTGCTTCTGTGTCATCAGCACCTGTTGTGCCTAGTGTTACCTGTTGGATTGCGTAGTAAATACGTTTATTTGACATGTTTTAATCTCCGGTCTTTATTATTAAAGATTTTACGCCATTATGGATTAATAGTACGATACAACACTATTATACACAAAATCTCAAGATTTATGTATAAATTATTTCTGCTGTCATTCTAACAGCGGCTCTGTGCATGTTCGGATCTATGGATTCTACCTCAAAAACGCTAATATTCTTAAGCCAGCATTTCTTCCAAGGGTATTGGCCAATTATATCAGGATACATTAAGGGCGTAGCCTTTAAAGAACCATTATACTCTAAGGGATATTTATTGTTGGCTGTTAGAGCATTAGTATCAAATAGCCAAATCATTAGATCTTGCTGTAATCTTAAAATATCCACAATTTTATTTCTGTCGTTTTTATTATCGGCCAATATATGAAAAGCAAAATCTTGCTCCAGAACCAATCCACCACTACCTATTTCGTGGGGTCTAGAGCGCGATCTTGGCAAAGACTCAACGACTATAGCAGGAAGTTGAATAACGTGATTCTTTCCAATTTTCCAACTACCATTAGATAGTCTATCTATATTTTTTGTGGTTGTTGGCCCATTATATTGAATTAAGTTAAACCAATCACTATCATTAGCCCTATATGTCTGAACATATCTATAGCTATAGTTACATCTAACATTAGATGATGCAGATATCGGGGTGTTGAAAATAATACGACCAAGTGGATAGTTAATTGTATAGTCTGTATTCGGCACCACGCTACCATTTACTGTCACATTAAGATTGGATATAGGACTCCTATTGCAATAAGTTATATTTTCCCATACCCAGTCTTTTCTTTGTGCTTCCCAAACAGTTCTAGCAGTATAAGCCTTATCATCTGCTACTATAAGTTTATCGTATGAGTCATTTTGAAGAGTATTTTCATTAATAGTTACGTCAAACCATCCTCCTATGCTAAGAAATGCCCAGTCCAAGAAAAGCTTTAGATTAGCCTCTATGCTATTTAATAAAAGGTCTTCTGTGATATTCTTCACATTTTTAAATACTGGGCTTGGCTGACATATATTATTCATTGTGAGAGGGCCTTTTCTAAAAGTTTTTGTACGTCGGGCTTGCAAGCCTCTATTGCTCTAGTTATCCAGTTATCATTGATAGTTCCTGAGTATTCTGGTGGTACTCCCCAACCCTGACCATCCGAAGCTTTCATGATAGCTCCTCCTGTTCTAGATCTACTATGAGGACCTATAAACACTTCATAGTTGTCTACTAGAGTGGTCGTACCTTCTAATAATAGCCACTCTAGCCAAGGTATAGTAGCCCCAACAGCACTTCTTTCAATACTAGCTAAATTTAAACTTAATACATCAGAAAAATTAGCTCTAATCATTTTGATAGTAAAACTACTTTTAATTCTATTGTTCATTATTTGAGGTGGTTTATATTCTACAATAGTGTTATTTATCCAAGCATTAATTAAATCTTCCACTCTCATTGCTGCGTCTGGTATTCCAAGCTCTAGTCTAAGTTGCCCATTAACAAGTGAATTATATTCTGGTTGAACTAAAATACTTTCTTTAATTATAGAGAATATATTACTTTGTACATATTTACTTGCTTTATTCATAAAGGCGGACGCCTCAGGTAATAAAGCATTAAGGATACCATTTCCTATTTCTGAATTATTCTCTATGAGTTTTAAAGATAGCTTCATTATACTGTCGGTAAATAGTAAGCCGCCTTATACCATTCGTCTTCGGAAGGAATCCAGTAGTTTGCGTCTGGATTTTTAGCAAAAGACACACCAGAGTTGGCTCCGTTTAAAGTATAAACTCCGCTTTCTGTGGTTAGACTGCTTTGTGGTCCGGATACCATGCCGTTGTGTAGCCAGTTTACGAATCTAGCAGCTCTAAACCAAGTAATATAGTTTACTGGCTTGTTACCCATATTAGCTTTTACTGTATAGTCGGAATTAATGCCTCCTCGTATATTCGATGCCATAGTAGAAACATAAGCACTATAGCTATCCGCACCCTCTATGCTTAATAAGAATTGAGCATATTGACTGTTCGTTATAGGATATCTAGAAATACAATAACTGTAAGAAACAGATCCATACCCTGTAGAATTAGCAGGATTGTTTTGTTCAAGCACAGGTACAAATTCAATTAGAGTATTTCCTTCTGGAATAGGATATTTGGAACAAACCCTAAACCCGTAGTTTATAGCGCCGCTGTTTGGTGCTGCGAACTTTCTTGATATAGACGATAGATCAGAAGCTATGCTTGTATTATAGCTACCTCCTAGTATGCCTCTGTTTGTACTTTGTATGATACTATCATTCCATTCCCATGTATTTCCTGATTGATCCTGGGTTCCAAAATAGCTGCTGGAACCATTTGTTCCTACACTAGTAATATTACCAATAGCTCCATTCCAGGTAGCATTACTTCCATAATTAGCAAAATTACCAGTGTTACCAGCGGAGCCGTTTCCTATGCCGTTAGCGGAAACCCTTGTTGGAGCAGAGTTGCTTCGTGTCGCATACATTGCATACGGAGGAACAGTTGTGGTTGGCGCTACCGTGGTGGTTGGAACGCCCGTGGTTGTTGGACCACCGGTTGTGGTTGGACCGCTTGTTGTTGGCTCACCCGTGGTGGTTGGGCCGCTGGTTGTTGGAACGCCCGTGGTGGTAGGCGCTGTTGTGGTTGGCGCTGTTGTGGTTGGCGCTGTTGTGGTTGGCGCTGGCGCTGTTGTGGTTGGCGCTGTTGTGGTTGGCGCTGTTGTGGTTGGCGCTGGCGCTGTTGTGGTTGGCGCTGTTGTGGTTGGCGCTGTTGTGGTTGGCGCTGGCGCTGTTGTGGTTGGCGCTGTTGTGGTTGGCGCTGGTGTTGTAGCGGAGCCATTATCTATAATTATCTCTGTAAGAACCCACGGGAGCATTTCGCTCTTACTATCAATAAGATATGTATTGCCATCAAGAAGACTAGGTAGAGAATTGAACAAGCTGGAGGAGGAGAAAGAGACATATCCTGTACCACTTTCATTAATACTAAAAATAGTGTTAAAGTTAGGTTTAATATCGCTAGTGGCTAGAACTAGGGAAGAACCATTATATGTTAACATTGTTAATTTTTTAGTAATATTCATAATTTTTACTTTCTAATTTTTTTCCATGTGCAAATAATATAATTTTGATCGCCTAGTCCACCAGGATTTGGCTCAGAGTCTAAAATAAAGGTCGGAGAGTCTGGATTCATATTGGGTATTGTCATCTCTTGTGCTTGTAAAATACGACTAGTATAACTTTTATGACATATAGTTTGAATATAGCCTTGAGGGTTTTCTATGTTTACTGGTTTAATAACCCAAGATTTATAATCCCATAAAACTGCTAGATATACTGATTCTGTTTTAGCATTACCATACAGTCCAACGCCTCTGCAATGAGGACATATTTGACCTTGATCAAATGGTATTGGTCCTCCAGTTTTGTATATATTAGCAGATTTTTTAAGAGCTGAATCATATAAGCAGTTAGAACATTGCTCAAGGTCTTTTACGCCATAAGTAAGCAAACACTCCGTTGCTAATCCAGAGGAATCTAGAAAAGCATCCATTTGCTGGTTAAATAGTTTTTTATATAGTGGATAGTCCATATGTTTTATACTCTATTAACCATAAAAATCATTGTTAGTTCTATCTCGGATGGGGCCTCTAAGCAAGTATCTTGGATCAAACTTATTACCAACGAACGGACCAAGAACAGCACGAACAGCTGTTGCATTCTTAACGTCCCAATGACTAGTCAGTTCCTCATACAAGCCGCATGCTCCATGATCTATAATTGCAGACCAGCCAGACAGCGTACCAGAAAATCCAATAGAAGCAGGGCCAAGAGCCGTTCTAATTCCTTCTATTGCAGCCTTGGTTCTAAATGTTCCTTGGTCTATAATACAAGCGGCCTTAAGGCAAACAATGCTGATAAAGGTGTCATCGTTATCAGCAGAAGGATCTGGGGTTATAGAGACACTATTAACATCGACTTGATAAAAATGGTCTAGATTAACGTCAAACTGAACATATTTAGCCGCAACAGCTAAAACCTGCTGTATTCTACTGTCCGTGAAATCATATGGTTCGTCTAAGTCGTTAATTAGAGTGCGTACGATAATAGTTAGTTCGTTTTGCCAGCTCATAATAAACCTTTTGTTTTTAATGTTTTAGAAGATATCTGTATAATACACCTATATCTGTTTAGTATGTAGTAAAACAAAAAAAGGCCAGCCCGAAGGCCAGCCTTTTCTTTGTTTGGTTATCGCAAACGATCTTAGAGAGCGCCGAGGATGACTCTGCGGTTGTCGAGAACAGCAAAGCCTTGCTCTGCCCAGCCGTAGAAGCCTGCTCTCTTCTGACGATGTAGTGTATCGTCTTCGAAGATTTGAACTTCTGAGCGAACTGGCATAATGAAGCTGTCTCTCTTGCGAAGATCAAGACCAACAACAAGCTCAGCCTTGCCACTTGGTAGTGTGCCATTGAGCACATTACTGTAGAATAGCTGATATTGCTGACCTTCGCCGAGTTCGTCGAGATCATGGAGGTTAATACCGAATACACGGTTAACCGAACCATCAGCAGCGAGATAGATCTCACGACGAGTAACTTCGTCGATCTGATCGATGCCCCAACTGCGAATGTCTTCCATAGCCTCTGGTGAAACATAGAGGTCGGTTAGCATGCCACGGTTGTTGCTGGCACTGTTACCACCGCCGTTACGTCTCATAACTGTCTTCATCAAGCTTACTAGTCTCTTTGTAAAAAGACCAGTACTGGCATCGGTGTCATAAACAACGATGTTGCGATCAACGCCAGCAGCCAAAAGGGTGTGCCAGCCATCATCGTTCATCTTCTTGACGAATTGGGCTTCGAGAACTTCCATAGCACGACCAACAACGTCCCAACGGGCATCGCGGGCATACTTTAGAAGATAATCGATACTAGCGCCAATGTCATAGGTTGGAACCATGACGTAATCGCCTTCAACGTGACGCTGTGGAATATAACCATGGTTTGGGATGGTATAGGCCACAAAGTCCTTTTCGGTGCCTGGGGCAACGAAGTCTAGTGGGAATTCAGGAGTAGCACCCTGCTGGAGCACGATTGGCTCATAGATGCCGTCTAGAATATCGCCACTCAAAACGCCTTGACGAAGAGGAAGCTCAAGTGCCTTAGCAAATTCTGCATTAGCGGCAAGAGCCTGCTCTTTCTGAACTGAGCCAGAGCGAACAAGAAGATCTGTTAACTCTGGTGTTGCTTCGAATCTTTTATTAGCCATATTTTTCTCCCTTATCATGTAATATTGATGTCTACTTTAACGTAACCGTCAGCATCTTTGCCGCTAAGAAAACGACCGACCTTAACGCTGTTTGTTGCAACTGTTGTAAGCTTACCAACATTGTCATAGTAAGCATCAGCACCAGCAGCTGGGGTAACGCCAGTAGCAACCATGTTAGTTGTTACCTGTCCCTGACGGAGAAGTGTTACCTTGCTACCTAGCTGTACTTCGTCTTTGTGCCAATTGATGTGCTGTCTTGTAAGATCAAGATTAACAACATCATTTAGTAAAAGACCAGCTGGCTTAGTGCCTGTGTTAGCAGTTGGATAAGCAACGACAGCACCAGCATCATCCATGCTGACCCCATTGCCACTTGTTACGTGTACAACGATACCGCCTCTTTCAGCAACTGTGTTGCAGAAGAAGGAGATGTCTGTGTATGACTCGATACGATCTGGTTTTAACGCCATGTTCACTCTCCCTTATTAAGTTTTTTACCTAGTCTATTATAAACAAAATCAACTAAAGCTGCTCTTGTGCTTTCGATTTCTGTGGAGGCGTTACCACCAACACTTAGATCGATTTCTTGCTCAACTTCGACGTTCTCTAGTACAGAAGCATCTACTTCCTGGGAAGCTTCTTCTTTTTCTTCCTCTTTCTCTTCTACAACAGGCTTCTTCTCCTCTTTTGCTTTTTTAGCAGCTAGGAGGCTTGTCATAGCTTCGAACGAGGCATCGTCTAGAGAATCAAATTTTTCTACTGTGGCTTCGGCTACTTCGGCCTCGATGCCATTATCTACGAGAGCGGCCATTCTCTTCATCTTCTTTTCTTTCTTGACCATCTCTTCGTCCTTCTTCTTATAAGCAGCGATAACTTCTGATGCTGCTTCTAGTTCAGCCTTAAGATTGGCTACTTCTGCTTGGGCTGTTTCTAGAGCCGAAATGGTCTCTCTGGCTTCAGCAAGTTGTGTTTCGAGTTCTGTTGTTTTTTCTTGTAGGCTTGTAACGGAAGCCTGTGCTTCTGAGCAGTCATTCATAGCTACTACCTCTGTTTCAGTTGTGGTAACTTCGTTTGTGATAACTTCGGTCTGTTCACTCATATTCGTCTCCTTTAAATTAGCTTGATTAGAAAATACACCTATTGTTTCGGAAATCGTCTTTTTTTCTAAATTAATTATTTCAGAACTTTGGGACGGCTCTAGATTTTTCATATTATCTTTCGTAAAAATAACACTTTCTGGGTTTGCTGGTCTATTTACAAAACCTTTACCAGAGAATGTTATTTCTCGTAAAACTCTACCAATTTTATAATTTTCGTGCTCGCCGTCACCACCGTATGCTCTAAGATATTTAGTCAAATAGGAGGTATCTTCTCCTCTTGATAATACTCTAAATTCTCCGCTTGTCTTGTTTAGTAAGCCATAATCAAACCCCTTAAAATAACATTCCATACTAACATACTTCTCGCCAGACTCTATTTCAGAAATCAGCTTATATGCTCTGTCTCTTAGTGCAGGGTCAGAAAAACCGGTATAGATCACAGAGCCTGTTAAAATATGGTATTTTTGTGGTAAATTTTCTGTTGGTGTGTTATTATCAATTAGGATACCATCATCGGTCATTGGCCAGTTTTCTGTTATATGTCCAATGATACTATGCTCATCGTGTTCTAGGTTTGTTGGTTTGTGGGATGGTGTGTTTCTTGCGATCCAAATTTCTTGAGCATCAAAAATATCGTCATTTTTGTTCCAAGATGATGTTACTAAAATTGATTGAACATAATAAAGGTCTTTATCTTCTAATGAGGCAATGGACTTCATTTCCTTCATTTTTTGTGAAAGAGAAGGGTCTGATGGTTGTGCAAGAGATGCGTAGGTTATTGAGGCTTGTGATTGGATTAGCTCGTCTATTCCATCAAGTTTTTCATGTTTAAATATTTGCATTATGCCTCCAAGTATTATTTATGACCCGATAGATCAGAATACACCAGACTATAAAAATAGGCCTTCGTATGTTTTTGTTCTTCGGCGGTGAGTTGTTTTTTGAGATCTTTACTTGCTTCAATATTCCAGCTCTGGTATTCGGCAAATTTGGTCGATACATCAATACTATTGATAGTATTGAGCTTCGCCATTAGTATGTCTTCGTTAATAGCAACGAATGGCTCAAGCGAAAACAATATTTTTGTTTTAGTATTTTCTGCCTCAGAATATTCTGTGCTAGATAAACTTCTCATATTTTTCTTGTTATAGAAATCTAGTAAGACGGGATTAAGAATACTGGCTATTTTTTCTTGAGTGTCTAAAGCCCATAGCTGTAAAGACGCTCCTGTTCTTGGGCTAAAGTCTTTAGTTTTTCTTTTTTCTTTATCTTTTGTATTTTTGGGCCTACCTTGTCCTGGTTGTCCTGGGTTTGACTGCTGCTCTGGTAGTGCTGGAGTTTTCATATCCAGTAAGCTTTTTTCACCCTTCTTCTTTGGCTTAAGCTCTAGGTCTACTTGACTAGGAGTCGCAAGACCATTTTGTAGAGCAATCTTCTTAAGACTTTCTTCTGTTTGTGGATCATGCCAAGGACCAGATTTCGGAACCATTCTTTCGTTCTCTCTGTCTTTGTTTTCTCTGTTGAGTCTGCTCTTTTCCATTTCTGGATCAAATCCAAACATCTTCTGTAGCATTTCATCACTAACAAGATTACGATCAGCTAGCTGTACTAGTAATGCCTTCTCCGCGTCTTCATTACTTAAATCCATCTTGTCAAACTCTATTTTTGCTGGATACTTAAAACCCATGGCTTTTTGAACCATGGCAATTTCATGCTTCCAGAACGACATTAACACCTTACGACCATACTCTAGTCTTTGTGTCAGGGTCTTTAACGAAATGAAATTATTAGTGGTTCCAGCGGCGCCATAAGTACCCGTTAGTGTTGGAGGAATACCTAGACCAGCATAAATACTATTAAGATGTGGAGTATATTTACCTTCACCTAAAAATTGATGTACATTAGTGTTAGATTGTAGTAGTTCAATGTCTGGACCCCAAACAATATCCATCGTGCCACCACCAACGTTATTCTGTAGAATATCTCCAAGCTTTGATGCTGCGGCTGCTGTCGGAGCAATTTTATGTTCTAAACTACCTAATTTAAAAATACGAATATTATTGATTGCACCATCGAGAGCAGCAAGGTCTGCTAGCTTTAGCTTTTCAACAACATTAATATCATCAAGAATAGCATAAATCATAGGATATGCCCAAACCTGCCAATCGTCTTTCTTATAGTGAAATACGAGAGTTTTGTCTGGATCTAAAACATAGCCTTTTTTAGTTTTTGCTGCCTCTATAAGCTGAGGTGGAAGTTGATCAACTATTGCTTTTTCTTCTGGACCTTTGGGGCTATTTATCATTTTTCTAAGCATTGCTGGCATATTAATTGCATATGTTTTATTGCTTACAAATGAAGATAAAGAACCGCCCACCACATCTACATATGTAGGATCTATGAAAGTATACTTCCAAGGAATTTCTCTCTTCTCAACTTTAATTTCCTCAGAATTTACTATCAGGTCAGGACTAGCAATCGATCTATATAGATTATCTGCTACCTTAACGCTGACTTTGGCTGTTTGTCTATTAATAACAATATTACCAGCTTTATAAAGATTATTAAGAAATCTTTCTGATCTGTCCTCACCCTTTACTTTCTCGAACCAGTTTCTATAAAATTTTTCTATTCTTTTATTTGGATGAACCAGCCTAATGCCTTGACAAGCAAAATCACCCATAAGATCAATAACGTTTTTTACTAGGCCAACTCGACTATAAACATCGTTAGCTGCCATAAAGATTTGTTTAATCTCTCTTGGCACTGCTTCGTCTGGTCGGAAAAAGTCGTAATCTGCTCTGGTTAGTCCTGGTCTTCCAGAAGTGTTGGGTAGAAGTCCAGAAAAGTCTCTGTATCTACTGTTATTTGCCTTTGCGTGTTGAAAACCACCAAACTCATCTAAAGATTTCGACGCTTCTGATAATGCAACTTTTTTGCCTTCTATATCACCGTCATTCCATGTAACATAGGCTTCTTGGTTAGCATTGGCCGCATTTTGTACGGCATCACTCTTTGGGTATTTTTTTGGCATAATAGTATTAGATAGTATTGTAATATGTTTATATCTTATGATACACACATTTAGCGATAAATACCTTTATAAATATCGTTATTTGCGGATTCTCGGAACCAACTTGGCCCTTTATACATATCTCCCGAAGCAGAATTGGGAGACTGTCTTAGGTTGGACCCGATTATATCATAATTGACTGGCTGTAATTCTCTAAAAACTTTTCTAGCTAACATATTAGCTATTAGCAAAGCGCTATATCGGTCTTTTCTTAGTTTGCCCTTTTTTCCATTGGGTAGTTTAATATCGGGCGTATCCCACCTGTCTCGCGCATTGGGGCCTGTGCTAGTCTGTGTCATTACAATAGTTGTTAGTTCGTTTTTTAATTCTTCTATCTCTAAAATGCACTCACTCTCGGAGTCATATAGATTTTCGAAGCTTGCCTCCAGAATGTCTTTATTTTCTTTATCTAGAGCTAATGCTAAACTGAGTTGGTCAAACCTTGGAAATAATAAAACCTTGTCTTCTAAGTCTTTACGCAATCCATGGTTAGATTGAGCTGTCCAGTCTGCTCTAGCGAACTGTATCATATGCAGAATGTGTAATCCTGATTGTGTGTCGCTATCTTTGGGTTTGTCTTCAACAATTGGCCACATTAGATGTTCCCCATCCTCTAGTTTGGAGGGGTCGTGTAGAGCTTCCTCTACAGCAACACCACCACCCTGTGCGTCTATTCCTATTGCGTTGGTTGGAAACACCTTCATTAAATTTCTAATTTTTCTTGCACAAAATCCATAGAAGTCATGCTCATTGACCAGACCTGTTTTTTGACGATCTTTAAAATTATTTCTATTGGTTGTCCAACAATAGACTATTCTAGAATGATCTTTATGTAGTTCTAAAACCACTATACTAAAATTATCTTTTTCTGAGGCTGGGTCGATACCATAAACATACTGCAAGTCGGGATTGCCTTTGGTAGAAACATCAAATAGCACCGGATTGCCATTTACCATAACTGGGTTAGCTTCGTTAGTAACACAGCTTTCTATAAGGCTTCGCTTAAAAAATCCGTCACTATCAGCAGTAAAACATGCTGCATATTCCATGTTATATATGCCACTATGGATTGTTGCTTTGGCTCTGGAGATTTGTTTATCGTCCATGAAGCCCTTGGGAATAAGTTCGTATGGCATTCGTACTATAGAGTAGTCTTTCCAATTAAAGCTATCCGGAACTTCACCCTTAAATATTTCTTCTAGTTTTCTTTGGTCTCCCTGGCTCTGAATAATATCCTTGTATCTTCTCCAATATTGGGCAAAATGCTTGAAGCTATAGTCTGCGGTTCCAGCTATGATAGCCTGATTGCCCTTTTTTATTTGTATTTCTTCTAGTTGCTGATTCCATAGACCTGCTTCTGTCATTGCTTTTTTCTTGGCTTCTTCTTTTACATTCTGTATTGGGTTGGCACTAACTGCCGCGAAGCCTGAAACTACGGTTTCGTAGATGTCTGGTGATATAGAAGCAAATTCGTCCGCTATAATAATGTGTGCTCTAAGACCTCTAATTTTTGACCCGTCGCCCATTGGCACCGCTATTGTCCAGCTTTCGCCAAGTCTCATTGTGCATCTATCAACGTCTCGCCTTGGCCCATCATCATTGCCATTAAAAATGCTTCGTAATATCGCACTGTTTCGCCAAATAGTTTCCATGTATTCGAATACTAGTTTGCTCTGACGAAAAGCCGCGCCGACAACAACGATTTTGGTGCCAGGATTAAGTATACATCTTAATGTACAATACAGAGCCATCAAGAACGACTTACCAAAACCACGACTAGCAACAAACATAGGAAATGGGCGTGTCCAAAACTCTTCTAGTATAGCTATTTGTATAGGATGAAGCTCTATATCAAATAGTATTTTACAGGTAAATCCGAAGTTTCTAGGCTGCCTAAGAATACGCATTAGATGCAAATCAGGATTTTCTATATCCTCTTTGCTTCTGTGAATCATAAGATTCTGGTCTATGGATAGGAGAGATAGATCTCCTAATTCTAGCCAAGCATCATCAAATGCTGTCTTTTGGTGGCGCGTGTTTTTCATATACTCTTTTCATAATAGATACGGCCATTTTTTCTGCGTTCTCGGGTCCGCCGCAAAATAGTATATGTATGCCGTAGTTTAGTTGTATTAGGGTGATGTATTTTAAAATATAATTAGCAGAAATCTTTAAATTGTCCCAAAGCTTCTTGGGAATATCCGAACCAACAGGAAAAGAGTAGATATCTTCTAGATCAAATTCAAAGAGCATAAATGGATATCTCATTTTACTCATGCGTTCAAGAACATCTTTGAATCTCTTCTCAGATATATTATTAGCTATTTCTGACACGCTTCTTTTTCGTTCTATGCAAAGAATATCTTCTAGGCCTTCTATACTATAGTCACCAGTATCGAGCTTCTTTTTGGCCGTGGCATGAAGCTCAAACTCCCACGGAAGTTGTTCTCTGGTGTCTATAATAACAGTAAAGTCATCAATCATTCTTTATCCAGATCTTCATCGTTTTCTGGTACTGGTTGATTAGCCAAAAGCTTGCGAGACTTCTTAATGGCTCTACCGACCATTAACTTACCAATCATATCCACGAATGGTAAGCCTCTTCTGTTGGCCTCTTCTCTTAGCCATCCAACTACAGTATCAATATTCTGTTCGCACCAGTCGTTGCCTTGAGTATTCATCTCGATAGCATGCCGACGGCAAGAGCAACTATCGCTCATAACTATGCCAAGACTCTTGATCATTTTACTTAAAACCGTACCGGGACCATTCGGGTCTTCTTCCATAGTTTTAGGAAACAATGCTCTTAAATATTTAGCTGGCTCAGAACCTAATAGTAGCTTTAGACCATCTTCGATCTGTTGCTGAGTCCAATCGCCAATCTGTTCGTATGTTTCGCCAGAAATTAATGTGATAATATTTGGAACACCTTCTATGCGAGCCTGGATCACCTTGTTGTGTGGAGTATCCATGTAGGTAACCTTAAGCTCAGAAAGAACAATATCTGCTGGCTGGGTTACTTTTCCGCTCTGGTCAGAATAAGGGGGTGGTGTGATAACAATCGGTGGATCATATGTAATCATTTTTCTTTTCCTTTGTTTAAAATGAGTTTACTAAAAAACTGACTATAGCTATCCTCTAAACCTTTGATACCGTCATGGTGATATCTACATAATGTTATACCGTTATTAAGATGAAACCTTAACCCCGGAAAATCCGACCACCTATAAATGTGGTGCGCATTTAGTTTTATATTAGCTGAGCACCCCGGCCATTGGCAAGTAAATTTGTCTCTTTTATAGACCGCTTTTCTCCACTTCTTATATTCTGGATCTTGGTAATTACGCATTATGTTTTTTAACAGACTCACAGTTGAGGATGGGGCTGTCTACCATTCCGTCGGCAAAAGAATGGTATTCATATAGTTTGTTTTTGGCCTTGTCGGTTGCCATACTAAGAATTTCTAGTTCTCGTCCTTCTTTTTCTCTTATGTCTTCGTCTTCTAGCATACGAATTAATCCTACCCAGCTACTTTTACCATCTTCTATTCTTTTAATTCTTTGCTCTCTAGTTGCTTTAAGATCCTTGCTAATTTTTTGTTGCTCGTTTAGTAATTTGGTATATTCGTTAGTATAACTAGCTATACTATTGCGAGCAAAGTTAAGCTGGGTTTCGAGATTAGCTAATTTTGGAATATCTCTATCATCTTCTGGTCTTTCGTATTCTTTATCAACTAACTTTTGGAGCTTCTCGGTTTCGGTGATGTGTCGTTTGCGCTCTTTCATAGAGCGATTGATAAGAATATCTATGGTTATAAATTGTTTTATTTGAAGTTCTTCTGCTGGTAAAACGTCTTCCCTAAATTGTTTAACTAAATTAATCCATACGTCTTCAAAATACTTTAATTCGCCACTGTCCTCATCAAACTGACGCTCGATCTCTGTCCAGAAGTTTTTGCTTCGTAGCTTTCTTCTGAGTAGTTCGTGGTCATTCTTTTCTTCGGATGGTATATATAGTTTTTGCTCATCTATATATCTTTGAATAGGAGATGTGCTTCGATTAAGATGCTCAGCTATTTGCTCAACACTTAATGTTTGAATATTATCCTCTATAAATTTTTCCTCGTCCAGACCTAATTGTCCACGTTTTTTAGCCATAACTATTTCCTAAAATTTCTCGTATTTTATTGGTTAATTTTAACATATCGCTTTTATTAACCTTGGATCCACCGCGAAACTTCAAATATATTTCTCTTTCTTCTCCGCCCAGTTCACGATCTAATATGTCCAAAATCTCTTTATTTGCCACACTATCTCCTAGGGTTCCCTTAGAGTGAGTTTGATGAATTAAAGAAAAGTCTTCTACTCCTGTTAGATACATAAGGTTCTTTTTAGCATCGTTTCTTTTACTCCAACTAGCGTATAGATCACAATCCGCTTTGTTATTATATTTAGAGCACTGACTAACGCTAACCTTACAGTGAGCATCATACAGAGGGCATGTTAAGCAGGGTTTATTGGGGCGTTGGTAATTATCTCTCTTATAGTTAAAAAGACGATTCCTAACGTGGGTCCATAAGAAGTTTTCTAGTGGTCGTACACCATCATAATTTTTAACACCCTCCAAAGCAAATATGGTTATTTGCTGTTTCATATCCTCGTGCTCATGATAGCCGAACTTAAACTTATAGGCCAATTTTTTGCTAATAACTTCAATAACTTCTAATAGTTCACTTTCAGATACTTTGACCTTCTTGCGCGCTTTGGTCTTTTTCTTTTTGGTCTGGTTGGGTTTCTTCTTCATTATTTTCTTGTAGTAATTGTGCTATGCTCTTTTCTGGATCTTTAATTTTAAGCTCTTTAGCTACTTCTGCTTCTAATGAGGCGCTAGCTTTGGTGTCTAGAACGGAAGGAATAAATTGGTAATTATCCATGGTGGCCTCTTGCGAAAAAATGGTCAAGCTATACTATATAGTAGTTGATACACAAATTTTGTCAAAAGGAGAGTATATGGCTACATATAAAAAGTGGACAGACGCTGAACTGCAGTTCATTCGAGATAATCTTAATAGTTTAGCGGATAAGGACTTGGCCAATAAGCTTAGTGGTATGACCGGAGAAAATATTAGTCAAGCTATGGTTAGAAGGCAAAGACGAAAGCTGGGCGTTAATAAGCCTAGGGGTCGTCCTCGCAAGGTTGTGGCGATTTCGGCTAATGATCAAAGTAGTACTGTGGGCTAAATATCACAAAGAAAAGGGGCCTGGCAAAAAGCTGGGCCTCTTTTTTTATAACTATAGGGAGAGAGAATGATGAAAAATATTATTTTAGGATTAGTTTTGATGTTGTGTGTTTTTGGTGAGAGGGGATTTGCTAATGAAGTAAGCTTTTATAATTATGGTTATGCTCCAGCATCTCCGGTAGTTGTAAATGTTCCACAGGTTCAAACAACGTGGGTTCCTATATCAACAGTTGTTAGTCAGCCAGTTGTTTATTATACAACTTATGTGTGGACCAATCCTGTGGTTGTTAATCCGTCGTGGGGCTTGGTGGAAAAGCATAGATGTTTTATGTGGCCACCTAGATATTATTATGCGCCTTATCAGGCATATAAATACTAATCGGTTAAGTTCAAAAATTAGCAGGCTTCGGCCTGCTTTTTTTATTGACTTTTGAAATTTTCTAATAAAAGAGTTAGGATAATAGTATAAATTATATTAACCTATATCAAAACCAATAGAAAACCTATTACATTTTGACCAAACACAATGCCACTGTGGAATATCAAAAATTCTAATATTAAAACCAGTTTCATCTTTATCTATTATAATATTATCTTTTTCCACGTCATACCAATTCATACCACTATCACCACTTTCTGACCACGATATATATATTCTTTTGCCAGATTTTGGACCGTTAGTATGCCACCCCATGCCGCCGTGTGGTGGATAAAATATGAGATTTTTGCATCTATACCCTAAAAATTCCATGTGCTCTTCTAAAAATATTTTTTGAAAATAGCCGGTTTTGTTTTCATAATCCAACAAGTCTAATGGTCTATCGAATAGTTTATCAAAATTAAAATCTGTCGTATTAACATAATTTGTGCGATTAATATTATTTAATAGATGTTTGATGCTTATATTATCTAATTTAAAATTCATTGTATATTAGCTGAAAAAGATTGTACTCTCGCTCCCCATTCGTTTAAGATATACAATCTGATTATATCATTAGTAGCCACAGAAAATGTTGTAGATCTAGACAGTGTGGCTCCGGTTGGGAAGGATGGATCCCAAGCCAATGTGTTGTTTTTCGTGACCTGTATTATATCACACCCAAAATCACCACAACCACTGCGTACTGTCATTGTCAGACTTAATATTCCGGCAGTAAGAGATGTGAACATTAAATATGTGCCATTATTTTCAACTAATCCATTCCATATTAATGGACTAGAAGATGTTCCAGAACCCGCAGATGTATTAAATACCCCAGTTGAAGCTTTTTGTAATAAAGCTGAAGGAGAAGGAGTAGTAGTCGGGGCGATTGTGGTTGTAGTTGTCGGGACAGCCGTGGTCGTGGTTGGCACTACCGTTGTTGTGGTTGGTGCTACTGTTGTGGTTGGCACTACCGTTGTTGTGGTTGGCACTACCGTTGTTGTGGTTGGTGCTACTGTTGTGGTTGGCACTACCGTGGTAGTTGTTGTGGGAGTAACCGTGGTCGTGGTTGGCGCTACTGTGGTCGTGGTTGTGGGAGCAACCGTTGTTGTGGTTGGCGCTACTGTGGTCGTGGTTGTGGGAGCAACCGTTGTTGTGGTTGGCGCTACTGTGGTAGTTGAGAACGGTCCGCTAGTTGTAGTGGACAATCCCGTGCAGTCGGTAAAAGCTTGGTCGTTATCAAATATGGTAATGGGGAATCCAATTTTATCTATTCTTTTGGTTATAATAAGCTCAGAGTTATTATTTAAAGATGATAAGCTATTGAATATTGTGGTGGGTCTATAGGACGTATATCCAGAACCAGAAGGATTAACAGCATAAATGGTATCTATATGAGATTTACATTCATTAGAAATAGAGTCTAGAGACACATTAGGGCCATTATATGCTAGAATATTTAATTGTTGAGCAGTAGAATAGATCAGAGTGGGGTTTGTGGGTTGTAGAGATGGTGGTATATCTATGGAAACGGGCTGTTGTGAGACGATGATATAGGACACATTAGACTTTAGAGTGGATAGTGAATTAAATAAAGATGCTGGATTGTATGATATGTATCCCGATCCACTATTGTTTGTGGCATAAATGGCCGATATATGCTGTGAACTACCGAAAATTGAGCTTGCGGGAGTGTCCTGAAATGTCCATTCTACTATGGTGATTCTTTTATTTAAAATTATTTGAGTCATTTTGGTGTCCTATTATTAATGTAGCACATGTTATGATTTACACCGCATCGGGGTGTTGACTTTACAAAATTTTCTGATAGGCTGGCAACTAGTGGCAAAAATGTTCACAAAGTTTCGAAAGGACTCGACTATGAAGAAGACTACTCTAGGGATAGAGAATCTAGAAAATAGGTCTCTTTTAACTCCTGTGGTGGCAATTATAGATAGCGGCATAGATATTAATCATGAAGGTTTAAAAGATAGTTTGTGGAAAAATCCTGGGGAAATAGTGGCTAATAATATTGATGATGATAACAATGGATATGTGGATGATATCTATGGGTGGAATTTTAGCGGAAATAATAATGTGGTGCAGGATGGGTACGGTCATGGTACTCATGTGGGTGGGATAGTATCTAGTTATGGGGCGGTTAAAATAATGGTGTTGAAATTTCAGGATGATAGGGGATTGGGTTTTACGGGCGATGCTATAAGGTCTATTGATTATGTGGTGATGATGAAAAGGGATTTTGGGGTGGATGTGGTGGCTATAAATAATAGTTGGGGTGGAACTACTGGTTATTCGAGCGCGTTAGATGGCGCTATAACTAGAGCGGGCGAACAGAATATAGTTTTTGTTGCAGCTGCTGGGAATAGTGGATCAGATAATGATCTTGTTCCTAGATATCCTAGTTCTTACCCTCAGTCTAATATTATAGCTGTTGCGGCTTGTGGGTCAGATAATGTAACCTTGGCGGGGTTTTCTAATTATGGAAAAAATAGTGTAGATGTTGCGGCTCGTGGAACAGCAATATATTCAACACTACCTGGTAATAGATATGGATATTTGAGTGGAACTAGTATGGCTGCTCCTCAAGTTAGTGGAACAATAGCAGCATTGTGCAGAAAATATGGGCCTATGAGAGTGGAGGATATTAGAGCGAAAATTTTTAGTACTGTTGATACTAGTGTGGGATTGATGGATAAAGTGAGTAGTGGGGGATCTTTAAATGCTGGTCGGGCCTTGGGGGATGAGAGTTTTAAAGTGGTGGCTCCTTCTTTGCCAGTAGTTGTTAAAAGCTGGAATGAGAGAGTGGTGGGGCGAGTTGATATAATGAATATTAATAGAGTGAGAGGGTGGACTTTAGATTCTGATAGGATTCATGATAGGGTTAGGGTCAAAGTATTAATTAATAATGTGGTGGTGAGCGTGGCGGATGCTAATAGATATAGAAACGATCTGAGGCGTTGGGGCGATGGTAGCCATGGATTCGACTTTAGATTAAATCGCAGAATGTTCGCTAGAGGATGGAATGAGGTCAAGGTGGTGGCTGAGAATAAAGATACGGGGGAGCTTAAGGTTATAGGTTTCAAGAGAATTAGGAGAATAATATAATGGCTATTAAACTGGCCAATTTAGTATAGGGGTGCCTACTATTTTTGGACCTCCGGCGACTTTAGGCCGCCCAAATTGTGTACCTTATCTAAATTGAAAAAACCTCCCTTGCCCTAAAGCCTTATGAGGCAAGAGTTTAGGGCGAGTATGGCCCGCAAAATTTGTCCTAAGTACTTATGTAGCAAGGATTTACGTTAAATAAATATCTTTCAAGTATACGTTGGGATATGTCGATATTGTATATATAAGAAAGAGAGGCTATAATGTACGATATGATTTTGGCTATCACGTTCATGGGATTTGGGGTTGGATACGAGGGATATAGTGATGGGAAATATTATCTTGGGACGTATACTCCTACTAAGGAATATGGGTGGGTTGTAGAGAATGGGGAAATTCATTTAGATTCTATTCTAGAAAAAACAAATGTTCAGTATTGACCACAAATAGCCGATACTGTATAATAGATACAACACAAGAGAAGAAGGAAAGAACAATGGAAAACGATCTGCTGTATATGGCTCGCTCGCTGGGTTTCGAAGGAGAATCGCGGGAGGATCTGAATAGACTGTGCGATGAGCATAAGGTATCGGACGATATGCGAGAGAAGATGGTTAAGGAATACGAAGAAGGATATTTTGATTGGTGAATATCGGTACAGTATTGATTCCTAAAGATTTTGTGGTATAATACCGATATAAGAAGTAAAGGAGAAAAGAGATGAGTTGCCCTGACCCACTGTATGATTATGCTGATTGGCTCGAAGAAGACGAAAGGGAATACGATGAACCCGAATCAGACGAGTAGCGAATTGGCTATGATTGTTGCTATTCTTAAGGATATGAATAGTAAACGTAAGTAGTTGCTACGTAAGCACTTAGGGCGAGCCGGCCCCGCAAAATTTGACGTAAGTGCTTATCCCGTAACGAGTTATATCTAATCTAAAAAAACATTTGTATAGTATTGACTTTTAAAGAATCTTTGGTATAATGTCGATATAAGAAGTAAGAAAGAAAGAGAGAAAGAAGATGATGAATAAGACTATGAAGAATGCAAGTAAGAGAATTAAGAATCTTCAGATTCGTGAAAAGGCATATGCTATGCCGATTGTGAATAAAGATATGATGATGAATGATGAAAGCGTAAAGAAGTTTTTTGAGAGTATGAAAAACTAACGCTTGACAACAAACTATCCGATAAGGTATAATGTGATCATGGGAAACAAGAAACATATCTGGTGGACAACCGCTAATCGGATTGGTGATCGCTTTGTGCTGTATGTGAATGGGGAAATTATGGGTAATTACCTCACTCTTGACGAATGTTGGAATCTTTATCAGGCTATCTCAAAGGAAACAAAATGAGCGTTTATTCTTTTGCTTGGTTGGTTGAGGCTATGCGTACTCGTCGTGAAATCATTCTGGTAAGCCATGATTGCAAGCCTGTAAAGGGTTTGGTGAATGGTATTCGGCCGGAAGATGGTAGCGGAAAGAATTGGCTTGTGACCATTTGTTCAGTAGGCCAACCATCTAAGGAAGTGTTTGTTCAGGCGTCGTAAGGCGTTGTGAACAAAGGACTTACGGCGAGCCGGCGCCGCGAAATTCGCCCTAAGTATATGCTACATATAGACTTACAACGCAAAATAAAAAATCTGAAAAAATTCATGTGGCTAGGCTTGACAAGCCGATATTAGTAGTGTAGAATCGTGGTATGAGAAAGAAAGAGGAAAAGAAGATGACTTTGGAAGTTTATCAGAATGGTTCGGCTGTTGGTTTCGTTCGTGCTAAGAATACGCTCGAAGCGTATAAGATTGTGAGAGAGTTCTTTCCGGATTGCTCTAATGTTCGCACTGGACATTTGCCGATCTCTGATGTAAGATGCGTAAAGGTGAACGATAACGTCTATACTTGGAACCTTACCAAATGAGTCCTGAACTAATCGCTATGGCTTGCCTGTTTGTGGTGGGTATTATTATCATGGGATTGGTTTGTGCTGTGCTTGCTATTGGGGATACCCTGTGTAAAAGAATGGCCGAAAAAGAATTGAATGATGCGGGGTTTGAGACTGATGGATTTATCAGTACGGATGAGGATGGTACTAGGTGGCTCGTAGGATATAAAAAGGATTAAAGAAAGGAATCACGGATGTTCGATACTATAGATGTAGATTGGTGGTGGATGCTTGTGGGATTTGTTGTTGGTATTGGTTGTTCTTGGTTTGTTTGTGATCTTGTTTTTCCAGTAAGGAAGAAATAATGAATCTTTACGATAAGGTAGTGCTTTCTGTTTCTTTTGCTTTCGGTTGTGTGGTTGCTTGGGTGATTAACTCTTAACCTAAGTGGTTGATACATAAGGACTTAGGGCG